CAAGTAGGGCATATGAAAGTTCGCTAGCGATCTATTTAAAAGACTGTCTAGCCGAACAAGTTATCTATGTCACCATCAGATCCAATTATGCTGTCAAAGACATTATCGTCTGGACTCGATTGGACCTGGGCGCTGTTGGTTCCACTAGCACTTGTCGGAATATTACGGACATTCTTCATTTGTTTAAGCATATCATCTTTTGTATTGTTAGCAACTTTCTGATTGACTTTATCCTTATTTAAAAGGTGATATACATCATCTAAAGTTATCTTACGTTTGCTAGCTTCGCCCATCATAGCTTGAAACTCTTCAGGGGCCATTTTATGACGTTCCTGAAAGTCCTTAGCTTCTTGGGCTTGACGATTACTTACTTGGGCTTTCTGCGTTTGTTGACGCTCTGCAGCCATAACTTGTCTAAGTCGTTGCTGTACTTGAGCATCCACCTGAGCATTTAAGAGTTTAGATGAATCTGATTCTGGATCAGATAGATCATCGGCATTAAACCGAAAGTCTTCATCTAGTCCTAACTTCTCTGGCAAACTTTTCGCAGGTTGTCCACCTTCACGAAGATAGTCTCGTACATGTTCTACAAGGCCAGTATCTTTTTTCATTGCATTGAGAACAGGTACATAAGGCTTCAGGGTCTGCAACTCAGAGTTTAACCTTTGAGCTTCTCGCGTGGAGTCCTTATATCTCTTTTCCCAATCAACGGTACCTTCAGTGCCTTGCGCCTCTTTAGCGTGGGTTACCTGTTCAGGGCCACTTGTGTGCGCTTGGGTTACGTCGGCTTGATTAATATTATCTTGTATAGCGCTATTAACATTGTCTTCTAGCGCTTCAAAGAAATCACTGGATGCGCCTGTTGTATCAGGGTTACCTCCTTGTGTATTATCCTCTGTCATTTGTCTCTCCTTTTTTTAGTTAACAAATTATTACGGTAAGTTACTACTCTTCAGTATTTGATTGCAAGTCATTTATTACATTTTTTATCTGAAAGTCTAATTCTTTTTTACTAGCCTTCACATCTGCCTGCGATTGCTTCTGATTTGCAGCAACTTGATCACTCATTCTTCCCCTTAATAGTTTCTGCTTAGCTTGAGTCTCAAGGTATTCTTTCTCTGTCTTTGACGCAGTCTGATTCTTCTTCTTGTCGATCTCCATCTCAGCTTGCATAACTTTGCCCTTAATACCCGCTTGAACCAACTGCCGTTCGAGAGTCTCAATAGTTCCCTCCTTATCTTTCAATGATTCCTCCAATCCAGATACTTGACCTTGTAATTGCGATAACTGACTCTTTCTTTCTGCTATAAGCTCCTTATCTTTAATATCAGTTTCTGCCAATACTGCCAAATCATCTATTATTCCTAGTTGCATCATATCTTTAAGTTCTGCTAGATATGCCCACCTATTAAGTGGCAATGTAGAACCTGTAACAATTCTTATATCAAACCTAGCGGTTTCATAATCCATATACCTTCCTATAGCCTCACCAAAATCATTATACATAGGTACATTTATCTGAACCTCTCGCTCTTCCTGTAATGCATTCGGCTGTACTATTCTAAATACTTTATGTGCTGTATACACAACTTGCGAGAATTGTTTAACTAATTCCCCTACCTGCCTTAATGATGGCTCTATAGAATTCTTCATCCACTGTTTTACTCTACGAGTACCATATTCATCCATAGCAAGCATACCCCTATACGTATCATGCTGTTGTCCTGTATCTCCCTGCATAGATGAATATATACCAGCTAAATATTCCATATCGCTCTTGCCTTCCTGTACTATCTGGAAGAATGCATTAGAAAGGGGTGCTGGTTGCACAGGAGTAGGAGGTTGTGCCCCAGGCCTGATGGGCAACAGTGCACCAGGAGAAGAGGAGTATTGCTCCCAGTAATCGGTATCTATAGCTCCTTCTTCGTGCATCCAGCGTAAACTTGAACCAAGTGAAGCATTATGTATCATTAATTGATGTGACTTATTTATCTCTCTTTGTTTACCAATAAGTGGCGATACAGCAGAAATAGGAAATGGAGTACCTGTCCATTTATAATTAAATGGCACTAAAGGATACTCTGTAATATTGTCGGGTAAATATATATCATATAATGTTGCATCGCCTGCAACGCAAATCTTACGTATCCTATCCCCATGAAATCTTATAGCTTCCTGTAATATATTAGCAAAAGATGGATCTTTCTCTAGAATGCCATATTCTCTTTCTGTAACAACCTTATTATCTACCTGTGTAGCCTGCTGAATAAGTTCATTCATCATTTGAGTACGCTGCATTTCTATTTCTTCCTGCATCTTCTTAGCAGCCTTCTCCATTTCCAATTGCATTCTCTCTGGCAACATCTCTCCAGCCTCAACTGCTTGTTGCATCTCTTGCTGCTGTTCCATCATTCTTACTTGCATTTCTGCAGCGATCTCATTAATCTGAGTGTTAACAACATTTTGTATTTCTACTATCTGCTCTTTAGATGGAGGTATGCGATAAAATACATTCATATAAGGTATTTTAACCTTCTCATACATCTCAAAATACTCTATAAGCTCTGCAGTATCCCCTGTTTCAGGATCTACTGAATCTGCTTCAGTTACATCCTTATAACCAAAATCCTTCTGATGTACATCTGTTACCTTTTCCGAATAGTTATAATCAGCATTCTCACTGGAACCAGCTTTCTTTATTTTAGCCTTATGATCCGGAAACAACTTGATAAGTTGATTTCTAGGTAAGATCTTGCGAACCATCATATATGCAGCATCTCTATATAACATATCCCTACTTTTAGGATCTACAAATATATCAAATGGTTCTGGCTGTTCTAATTTAACCTCTCCCATGCCCCTATCTGCATCTGGATCTACTATAATATGAAGCCAACCTACAGACTTAGTTATACTATCATTTACGGCATTAGCAAATAATGCATTGCCTTTAGAAAGTGCCCATATATAATCAGCCATATCACTAAATACAGCTGCAACCTTAGAATCTGAACCCTCTATTGCAACAGCTTGCCATCTAGGATTATTAGCAGTAGCATAAAAGTTAAGCATTTCTACAACAGGAGATATTCTATTAATAGTAAAAGTGGGCATTCCTTGATCTTGCAATGCCTGCTCTTCTAATGCTGTTAGCTGGTTATCATTAGCAAAATCATATGCCTTCTGATTAATATATTCCCACTGTATTCTTCTTGACTGATTGGTACGGTTAAATATCTGCCGTACTCTATCTGCCTGCTTATCTTTACGTTTAGCCATTAATATGCACCATTATTTCTTATCTTTGGTTTTGGTGGACCTACTGCCTGACATGTCATCTTGCCATCCGGACCCTTTACAGGTTGTTGGCCGTTAGGACACTGTTGTGGCTGTTCTAATCTATTAGCCATATCTAGACCACCTTTAAATACCTGATTAGAACTAAAGGGATTAGTTCTCCTAGCATTGTTACGCATCTGTACATTTCTATTCTGCCCCATATTCTGAGGTCTATTTCGTCTTGGCCTTGGCATTGTTATCTCCTTATCTATTCTCCAAATTCTCTTTAGTTGACCTTATATAATAATCTATTTTATCTCTTGCATTTGCTTTCTTATCAAACTCTTTTGCCTGATCATCACTTAAGTTTTCTTTTAAAGTCCCCGCTATCTTTCTTATATAAAAATCACTTCCACCCTTAAATTCTGCATCCCCACTATAAGCAGCTAAAGCAATCCTTGCAACACCCTTAGCTCCCTGCTGATGCAGCAAATAATCAAGAACTGCTGGATCTAAAGAATCTATATAGCTAAAGTCTCCACTTGTATTCTTAATATTTGACTCTAAACTCTTTTTAGCATCCGTCAAATTTTTAACATATCCCATTGCAGATCCATATAGATCATACCTGTCAATTTTAAGACTACTAGCTAAAGATTGACTAAACTGAAATGGTCCATGGTATGCACTCGTAGGATCATTCATATCCTCATCCGTCCCAAAAGAACTCTCATATCCATATACCTTCCACAATGTATCAAAATTATATCCAGTTTCTTCTGCAACCTGTTGGAGAATTTCTATATCAGCTCCTTGCGACTCTGTTGGCATTGCCATTATCTTAGTCCATTCCCACCGCGTCGTCTCCCCTTTTGGTGCTTTCCCCGACGTCTAGCCTCTATCTTTGGTGGATCCCCTGGTAATGCTTGTACTTCGTGAGTATTTAATAATGCTGTAAACAATATAAGCTTAATCATCTTTCTTCTCTTCTTCCTCTTTCTTCTTCTTAGGACTT